ACGTTGTGGATGTAAGCACATACGATTATGACCTCAAGGCTAACGGTTTAACGATTGATGTAAAAAGTAAAAGGACCAATTATGCTCCCCGAGAAGGATTCCGGGTGACAGTGTCGGCATGGAATACAAAGCAGCGGTGTGACTACTACATGTTCACCTATGTAACAAACGACATGAGCAAGGTTTATATAGCAGGGTATATGCCTAAAGATGAGTTCTTTGAAAAAGCCACGTTCCATAAAAAGGGAGATCCCGATCCTGGTGAGCTCGCTAATAGAGACTGGAGATTTGCTTACGATTGCTACTTAATGAATTTAGAACAATTAAATAAACTGTCATGAACAAAAAGGAAACCATCATTGAGCTTTATGCTGACACAGACGAAATTTTATTTGCCGACGGATACGACGATTGTATCATAGGGTTTGATCCGGTAGGCTGGAAAGTCATCTACTCAAGAAACCAGTGCATAGATAAGCTTTGTCTGGTAGACGGGATGAGTAGCGAAGATGCTATCGACTGGCTAGAGTACAATACCTTCAATGCATACGTTGGTGAAAAGACCCCTATCTTTGCAGAGGATTTAGAATGGGATATTATGTTTGAAGAGCCAGAAGACTTTTTTGATACCGACGAGTTCCTAGCAATGGGTTGGTTTAAACGACTATGGTGCAGAATTAAAATAGCTTTTATTACCTTTATATCATTATGAGTTATAGAGAAGACCCTAATGCTAAGATGGTGATTGACTGTGTTTTGCGCAGAAACGCTAAGATGTTTACTGATCTCGGAGCAGATAGCAGTCCGGAAGAATATGCTAGAGCTAGAAGGATAGAGAACGAGCGTCTGCGGAAAATACGCAAGTTTGATCCAGAGAAAATAGACCGTCTACTAATAGAATGAGCCGATAAACTACTGACGTAAAACGTTAGTATTAAAAGTATTTTAAATGGCTGGACTTGTAGAAATAGAAGGTTACGACGAGAAGGTTATCAATATATGCCCAAACGGAACTTCGGGTGAGGTTATTGAGATCGCTGAACTGCTCATACAGCTCCCTAAGAAACCAGCTAAGAAAGATATTCTATTTAGCGGTTACAGTAAGGAAGATCAGTATTGGCGCCGAACAGAAATGCCTGGAGATCTCAAGCGTGTCCGCTCCATGGATGAGTGGCTTGAAGCACCAAAAGAATTCAGAGACAAGCATATCGAGTTTATACAGAAAGAGTTTACCCGTCGTAATGAAGGGGTTTGGTTCATGAACAACGGTGTTGCCACTTACCTTACCGGTCGTCATTACATGATGCTCCAATGGTCCAAGCTCGATATTGGATACCCTTACTACTTAGAGTTTCAGCACCGATTGTTTCTTCACCAACGAGCATGTGAGTGTGATCCAAGAAGCATGGGGCAGATATACACCAAGTGTAGACGTTCTGGATATACAAACATGTCTGCAGCTGTGTTGCTCGATGAGGCAACCCAGGTGAAAGACAAGCTATTAGGACTACAATCTAAGACGGGTAAGGACGCGCAGGAAAATATCTTTATGAAGAAGGTGGTCTATATGTTTAAGACATACCCATTCTTCTTTAAGCCTATACAAGACGGTACAACAAACCCGCGCATGGAGCTCGCCTTCCGTGAACCCAGTAAGCGGATTACCAAGAACAATAAAACCACTAGTAAAGGTGAAGCTCTTAATACTATTATTAACTGGAAAAATACTACTAATAATGCCTACGATGGAGAGAAGCTCCACATGCTGTACTTGGATGAGGCTGGTAAATGGGAAAAGCCTACTGACATACGAGAGGCATGGAGAATACAAAAGACTTGTCTCATTGTAGGGCGTAAGATTATTGGAACCGCTATTGTTGGATCTACAGTTAATCCAATGGATAAGGGCGGAAAAGAGTATAAAGACCTATGGGCAGACTCTGATCCCAATAAGCGCAACGACAACGGCAGGACAAGATCTGGACTATACAGAATATTCATACCAGCCTATGAAGCTCTAGAGGGATTCTTTGATAGATACGGGAATCCAATAGTTGAAAATCCAGAAAAACCAGTGATGGGTATTGACGATGAAGAGGTAACAATAGGCGCAAAGACGTTCTTGAAAAACGAACGCAGGTCTCTAAAGGATGATCACTCAGAACTTAACGAGGTGATACGCCAGTTTCCCTTCACAGAGGATGAAGCTTTCCGGGACAGTATCCAGGGTTCGCTGTTCAACCTCACAAAGATATACGAGCAGGTTCAGCACAACGACGGGCTGTATCCTAATCCGGTTGTTATTGGTAACTTCGTTTGGGAAAACGGTGTTCAAGATTCTAAGGTTATATTTGCCCCAGACGTGAACGGCAGGTTTAGAGTTGCTTGGCAGCCCCCAGCTGAAGACCGGAATAAGATTGTGAACGAACGCGGCAAGCGATTGCCCGGGAACGCTCATATTGGTGTTGGTGGAGTCGATAGTTACGACCTTGATGCTACACTTGATGGACGTGGTTCAAAGGGTGCAATGCACCTTTACAACAAGTTTAATATGACAGCGCCATCTAACATGTTTGTAGTAGAATATGCTTCTCGACCTCCCCTCGCTAAAATATTCTATGAAGATGTGTTGATGGCTGCTGTTTATTATGGGTATCCTATACTCATAGAGAACAACAAGTACGGCATTGCTAGATACTTCGAGCAGCGTGGATACGACGGGTATCTCATGGACCGACCTCAGCACTTAGCTTCTGCTTCTAGCAAAGTTAATGTCAAAACAAAAGGTATTCCATCCAACTCTGCAGATGTTATACAGTCCCATGCGCAGGCCATAGAAGACTACATCCACAACCATGTAGGCATGAACGGTGAGACCATGCAGTTTGGGAACATGTATTTCAACAGAACGCTAGAGGATTGGATTGGATTTAAGATCGACAATCGAACAAAATACGATTTAACAATTTCGAGCGGCCTTGCTTTATTAGCGGCACAAAAAGTTAAGCAAGAGAAAAAGCGATCAGACTTTTCTGAAAAGAAGTTCTTCCGTAAGTATAAGTTCAATGCCTAGGAATATTGCGTGTAGTGATTTAGTATATTTGCAAGGAATACTTTATCTCACGAAATGTTTGATAGTAATAAAAAATCCGATAGATACGGGAACTTCCCCGACCCACTAGCTTCCCCGGAAGTTAAATTGTCTCCAGCTTTTGGCCTTAAATACGCCATGGCTATAGAGTCACAGTGGGGTAATGCGGCAGACGAGGGTTCTCTATACTACCGTAGAAAGAAAGAATTTGAGAACTGCCGTGACTACGCAAACGGAACTCAAGACACTTCTAAGTATAAGCAGATTCTAAACTCCTTAGATCCGAATAACGGTGACGGGACGCTACTGAATCTTGACTGGACGCCAGTACCAATTGTACCTAAGTTCATTAAGATTGTGGTGAATAAGATTCTATCTGCCGACCCATATCCAAACGTAGAGGCTATTGACCCATTATCGCGTACGGAGAAGGATAAGAAGAAAAACAGATTAAAGGCGCAAATCCTAACCAAAGACTTCTTAGCTAAGGCAAAGGGTGCTGGGTTAGAAACAGAAGTTGACCCGGAAGCTTTACCAGAAAACCTGGAGGAAGCAGAGATCTTCATGGATACCGGTGTGAAGACACAAGCAGAGATTGCTAGTCAGATCGCCACTAAGATGACTCTCGACTGGAACAACTTTAACGATTCGACATACCGTCGTGCAATCCATGACCTAGCCAGTATTGGTATAGCGGTTATTAAGCGCGACAATGATCCGAACTACGGGATTACAGAAAACTACGTAGACCCATCGCACTTTATCCACAGCTACACTGAGGATCCGAATTTTGATGACCTAGTTTACGCAGGACACATTAAGCGTATTACTATCCAAGAGCTTAAGCGTCTCGCAGGAGACCAGTTTACGGAAGAGCAGTACTACGAAATTGGTAATACGGTACGTAACCGTTTCCAGAACGATCCTTCTCGTCTTACACATTCTTACTACGACAAGAGCCTTCAACGCGCGTCTTACGGGTATGATGAGTATTTAGTAGAGGTGATGGACTTTGAGTTCTTGTCGGTAGATAAAATTTACTACGAAGAGAAAGAGTCCCGTCATGGGAATAAGAACTTCTTCTACAAGGGTTCCGAGTATAAAGCTCCTCAAGAATCTGTGTACGAGCGTGTGGGCCATTGCCTTCACAACACTACAGTATACGGTGGTAGTTTTATACTAGGTACAAAACACCTATTCAACTACGGGATTAAGAAGAACATCCCTAAGAATATTCACGATATTACAAAGGCTCGTCTATCGTACAGCGTGGTTGCTACAAACCTACGCCGCATGATGCCTAAGTCTATTGTCTCTTCTATCATTGGGTTCGCAGATCAACTTCAGCTTACTCACTTAAAGATTCAGCAGGCTATTGCTAAGGCCAAGCCAGACGGTATTATCATTGACATCGAAGGTCTGGAGAATGTCCAGCTTGGTGCAGGAGGAGAGCTACAGCCACTGGAGCTGCAAGACATCTACGAGCAAACGGGCGTGTTCTATTACCGCTCTAAGAACCCGGACGGTGGATTCCAAAACCCTCCTATCCGACCTTTGGATAACAGCATAAGAAACATTAACGAGCTTGTCGCTCTATATAACCACTATCTCCGCATGATTCGTGACGCCACGGGTATTAACGAGGTGATGGATGGAACATCTCCTAAAGGAGACCAGCTTGTTGGTGTACGCCAGCAACAGCTTGCGGCAGGTAATAATGCTATTTATGACGTAACCCATTCCGCTAAAGTTCTATACAAGCGTGTGTGTGAAGACATTATTCGTTGTTTACAAATCATTCCGCAGGGAAGTACGCTTCATCAGATCTACATGAACGCTATTGGCGAGACAAACATGAACGTCATCACCAGCTTCAATGAACTACCAATGTACAACTTTGGGGTTCAGATAGTAGGAAACATGGACGACAAAGACGCGGCATACCTAGAGCAAAACATTCAAGTGGCTTTGGCTAACGGAGAGATTGATCTAGAGGATGCTATCGCGGTACGCAACCTTCGTGATGTGGACCAGGCTGAGCGTCTGCTTATCGTTCGTCGTAAGAAGCGCATGAAGTCTAAGCAGGAGATGAACATTCAAAACATCCAAGCGCAGCAGCAGGCAAATGCTCAGAATCAGCAGTTAGCTATGCAGACAGAGGCACAGAAGATGCAGATGAAGGCAGAGTTGGAAATGCAGAAGATCCAGATGGAAAGCAAGATCAAGGCTCAACTCATGGAGCTCGAGCACATGTATGAGAAAGAAATCCAGGCGATGAAGGCTCAGATTGTTGCGCAGCAAACCATGGCAGGCAATCAAACTAAAGTTGGGTTGGACATCATGAAAGAGGACAGAAAGGACAGCCGGGTACAGAAGCAAGCGGTGGAGCAATCGAAGCTTATCGCTCAGCGCAAGGACCAGCGCCCACCTTTAAGTGATGCTCCAAATAGCATAGCCGACTTAATTGATAACCAGTAAGTTACTATCTTTGCAATATGGCAACAACAATAAATC